TGTAACCTTGTTCGGACATGTATTGTTTTTCTTTTAATATATGGAAAATATATTGCATTATAAAGTGATCTTGAGTTATTCTCTCCAACCACAATGCCCTGATGATGTTCCCGCATTAACCCCTGGGTTTAATCCTTGAACACTTGTTGTACCTGTGTCTGTTGAGTAGATGAATTTCCAACTCGTATTATTTTGTGTACCATCGTAAACACCTAACATGTATTGATGATCTTGTCCCATTGTGAAATTTTCTTCACCGCAATTTGGATGTGGTTTCACCACATTACCAATATTAGTGTCACTTGTGTTGTCCCATCTTCTTAAGTTATATCCACCTGCGTAAGATCCTTCATTACCAGCATAACCTTTACCGACTTTGGAACTTATTCCTTTTTGTTGTCCATGTGCACCCCACTTAGTCCCGGTAACATGTGTCTCAGTTGCAAATGCAAATTTAAATCCACCAAATCCACCCCAACCATAACCATGGTTCTCATCAGAGAATCCACTTGCACCTTCACCACCATTATATGACGAAAGAATACCGGCGTGTGATTCATTGGTTAGATTAAATCTTTCCATATTTGTGTTTCCACCATCAAACAAATAAGCAAACTCCGTCTCCTTGAATAACGTACCTAAATCATGACGAATATATGTTATATCAAACTTAGCTTGATGTGCATAATTGGTGTCGTTAAACATGTTAACCGCAGAAGTTGTAGTTCCGTGTGTGTTAGTTGCTGATTTCCAAGCACCATCTGTGTTAACTGACCATATAAATAAAATGGACTTACTACAAGCACCTGAACTATATGACATAGGATAATCCAATAACTCACCAATGTGATTCGTTTGGTCTGTCGAGTTAACTGTTTTATGTACGTTCTTCCACGGGGATGATGATTTGTATCCACCCGCTAAATACGAATAATTAATTACTTGTCTATATTTGAAATCCGTTGGTCTTGGTTCCTGTGCACCAATCATTTCCCAACCATCATCAATGTTTGAGATACCAGTATATAACATCATAAAACTACCACTATCGGATTGTTCCATAAATAAGGACCCCGACAAAGGACTTGATGGTCTATTAGCACGAGTCCCTTTTGGTGGTCTCGCAACTACTTTGTCCACATTAAGTGAACCACTAACCGACATATTTCCGTATTCCATTCTTCTTTTTTTATATTATCTCCAACCACAATGTCCTGAGGATGTTCCCGCATTAACTGCCGGAGCCAACCCTGATATATTTGTAGTTCCTGTATCTGTTGAATAATTAAATTTCCAACTTGTATTATTTTGACCAGTCCCATCGTAGTTACCTAACATATATTGGGAATCTTGACCTAATGCAAAATTTTCTTCGCCACAATTTGGATGTGGTTTCACCACATTACCAATATTAGTGTCACTTGTGTTGGACCATCGTCTTAAGTTGTACCCACCATTATATGATCCTTCGTTACCCGCATAACCTTTACCGACTTTGGAACTTATTCCTTTTTGTTGTCCGTGTGCCGACCATGCTGGTTTTGTAACAAATGTTTCAGTCCTAAAATTCATTTTAAATGACCCACCAGATGCAAAACCATATCCAAAATTTTCATCCGAGAATCCACTTGCACCACCTGATCCGTCAACGGAGTTTAGTGTGTAGTTTAAAGACATAATAGTCTCATTCTCAAGGTCAAACTTTTCAACAATTGTTGTTCCACCCGCAAAGATCCACGCATAATCTGTTTCTTGAAATAAGGTCCCCACATCGGATCTTGTATTTAGTATATCAAACTTAGTTTGGTGCACATAATTAGTTTCATTCACCATATTAATTGCAGATGTGAAGGTACCGTGTTTTGTTGTGGGACCTTTATGTGCCCCATCAGTATTAACCGACCAAATAAAAAGTATATACCTACTACATGCCCCTGACGTGTAATTTGCGGGATAGTCTAACAACTCACCAATGTGAGATGTTTGGTCCGTTGCATTTACCGTCCTATGTACGTTCTTCCACGGAGACGAATTCTTATATCCACCTGCCAAATAACTGTGTGTTAGTATATGTCTGTATTTAAAATCAATAGGATTAACTTCTTTAGAAACTCTTACCCATCCATCATCATTATTGGGGTGTCCATGATAAACAATTAAAAAACTACCTGAAGTTGACTCCTCCATATATAATGATCCCGTCTCAGGATTTACAGGTCTATTAGCACGAGTACCTGAAGGTGATCTTGTAATCCCTTGTCCTCTTAACGACCCACTAACTTCTAAATCCTCATATATCATAACTATAAATATCTTTTTCTATGTTCTCCAACCACAATGTCCTGAGGATTGTCCAGCGTGTGCTGTCGGTGCTAACCCCGTAGGATTAACAATCCCCGTGTCTGTTGTATAAGAGAATTTCCAACTATTATTTGTTTGACCACTACCATCGTAAACTCCAATCATATATTGGTGATCTTGTCCCATCGTGAAGTTCTCTTCACCACAATTAGGGTGTGGTTTTGGTACATTACCTATGTTGGTTTCCGTAAACACATCCCACCTTCTTAAGTTATACCCACCATTGTACGTCCCTTCATTTCCAGCATATCCTTTTCCAACTTTAGAACTAATTGCTTTCTGTTGTCCACTACTTGCAAATTGTGCTTTAGATGTTGTGAATACATCATTTGCAAAGTATAGTTTCGTTGAACTCTCAGAACCATAACCAAATGCATAGTTTTCATCACTGAATCCCGATGCTCCTAATGTACTTGTTATTGATGTACTTGATGTCACATAAGGTGATCCACCAGGGTAGTAGGTGGTGTACATTGTTTCGTTGGTAAGGTTAAATTTCTCAACCGTCGCAACCGAACCTCCAAACACCCAAGCAAATTCAGTTTCTTGAAATAAGGTTCCTGCGTCATCCCTTGCGTTTAATAAATCCCATTTAGTTTGGTGAGCGGACGTGGTTTCGTTAATCATGTCAATTGCAGATGTGTGTGTTGAATGTACCGTAGTCGCTCCTTTATGTGCTCCATCAGTATTCGTTGACCAAATAAATAATTTAGTTTTACTACATGCTCCTGACGTGTAATTTGCGGGATAGTCTAACAACTCACCAAGGTTTGCTGTTTGATCTGTTGCATTAGTAGTTCTGTGAACTGTCTTCCATGGTGATCCTGATTTATATCCACCCGCAGTGTAAGAAAAGTTTATAACCTGTCTATATTTAAATGCGGTCCTATCATGAGACTGAGACCCAATTGGTTCCCAACCATCGTCATAATTAGATGCACCAGTGTATGTGGATACAAAACTACCACTATCCGTTATTTCTAAAAACATAGCACCTTCCTCAGGTGAGGTAGGTCTTTCTGATTTCGTTCCATTTGGAATGATGAATTGTCCACTAACATCTAATGAACCACTAACAACTACATTTTCTCTAATCATTTATTTGTCTTTTATCCTGTAACTACTACCCTACCACTACGTGGTTTTGCAAAATCAATATTAACTTCGGTATCAGTTACATTTATATCTGATGGGAAGAATAAATTATCGTTTGTGTCATATACCTGTACAACCAAATTTTTAGTATCTAAACCATGAGTAAATGCAACACCTAACACATTAGTAAATGTTGTACTGTTAACAAGTGCCACTTTCTTCCATGATTGCCAAGTGTTTGAGTTCTTACCTCTCACCCATATACCACCTACACGGTAATCACCATAAATTTGATGTTGCCATTGTGAAGAATATGCTTGTGAGTAAAGTGCTCCGTCTGATGCGTTTCCTGATAAGTTAGGGAAACCACTAACATATGAAATACCATTATTATTTATACTATCCGCGGCTTGTGCGTTACCACTATTTGAGTTTGTGAATCCAACATTATCAATGTTTGATGCCGATCCCGCACTTGTTGCGTAATCTGCGGTGGCGGCATTACCACTAATATTTGTTTGATCACCGGTGTTTATTCCGGATAAATTCCCAATATCTATTTTGTCTTGTGCGGATAAACCGTGATCACCCCATCCAACTGCGGTGTCCCAATCAGATGAGTTATTAGTTAAGTTACCTGAATCCCATATCTTTTTATTAGTACCCCAAGCAGAATCACTTGTCGCTGTTCTTCTCCATAAGTGGTCACCTGAAAATATTAATTGTTCTTGTCTGTGACTTGCATCAAAACTCGCCCACTTAGAAACCGTAAGTAATGCGTGCCATCCATCACCACCAACTCCTGTGTCGGAAACGTTTTGGAAGTCCCATTGTGCATATCTATCATCATAGTATGATGGTGCTCTCGCAGCACCTCTACTATCTGTGATATAGTTTCTATCATTACTATCTGTTAGTGTACCTGTATTAGAAGTATATCCAGCACTTGCATGGTCTCCCCATCCATATGCGGTGTCCCAATTTGAGACGTTAGTGTTACTTGCGTAACCACTTAAATCTTGGTCTCCTGTGTTTGTACCGGATGATGTTCCACTAAAGTTTGATGCCGTTATTGTTCCTGTTGAGGTGATATTACCACCAGCACCAATTCGGAACCACTCAACTGAAGTACCTGTACCGTCTTGTCCTGACGTATAATGTCTAAACACGAAAGGTTCATCATCATCATCAGTACTGTAAAACTCCATTTCACCAGCATTACTTGTCCCATTTACTCTAATACCGAACCCATCGTTTGCTACCACAGTTGAGTTGAACATAATTCCAGTGTTAGCACCAGTCCCTGTGAAACTAATAGCACCTGTCGTTGAATTTCCTCTACCAATAACAGTTCCTAATGTATCAGTCTCAGTGTACGATGTTAAGTAACTACTTAAATCTTGGTCACCTGTGTTTGTACCGGATAAGTTCCCAATATCTGTTTTGTCTTGTGCAGATAAACCGTGATCACCCCATCCAAATGCGGTGTCAGCATTAGATCCTTGTGTCGATGTTGCGGCATCCGTAATTCCGTAACCACTTAACGTAGTTGGTTTACTTGTTAATGATGCAAATGTATGTGTATGTGATGGTAAACTCGATAAGTACGTTGTC